TCGAACTGGGACGACCACCGCCCGGTCGATGAGTGCCTCGGCGCGGCCACCGAGCACGCGATCGTCGTCGCGGCGATGGGCAGCGGCGAGCAGCGGCGAACAGTGAGGGCCGACTGATGGCTGACGATTACATCCACAACGAGGCCTCGGGCAGCAATTGGTGTGACCACTGCCAGTCGTGGGTCACATCGTATCACACCTGCTACTAGGGTGGTTACTGATGGACGACCACGACCGCGGGTATGTCGAGGACCTCCTGGACCGGCTCTCGATGGTCACCTGGGATCGGTTCATCGAGGGCGGCGACTCGGTCACCGTCTACGGCTGGATCGACCGCGACGATGAGTACAAGGACTACATCCAGATCGAGATCTGGCCGAGCGACGAGTACGTCTCGTTCACGACGTCGAGCGAGGAACACACCGAGGAGATCCACGAGCTGCTCTTCGGCGCAGACACGGTCGGCGATCACAACGAGTGCCAGCGCGTCGAGAACCACTTCGACGTCGAGCAGGCGGTGACCCTCTGATGGTTTGCGGCTGTCGGAGGGTCTACTCCGATCACGACGCGCCGTTCTTCGATCACAGGCGGGCGCGCGTGGCTCGTCATGTCGACCTTTTCGTCCCGATCCCGTTCACCGATCACCAACTCTGGCTGTTTTGGAGCTCAGAATGGCTACAATCACACTCAGCGACGAAGCGGGGCGAAGTCTTCCAGGAGGCGAAGGACCTCATCGACTCGGAGGCCGAAGCCGTCGGCCCGGTACCTGGGGCCCCGCGGGAAACCGTGCCGGCCTCGAGCCCGGCCTTCAGCTGCGAAGCAGAACCCAGCCAGCCCGTCTACCCCTACCCGTCGCGACCCGAGCCTCGATCGGTCACGCCGACACCGCGCTCACGGCGCGGACGAGGCCGTTAGATGTGTCATGTCCACTAAAAACACATCGAGCACCGTACCCGAATCCGTTACTCGACAGAACTGTCGCATCGACCACTACCTCCGAGAAAAGTGGCCGCCCATGAACCTCAAGACCTGGAAAGTACTGAAGAACCTCGTCATCTCCGTCGCCATCGTGGGGTTCGGCGTCTTCGCCATCGACGAGGGCGCCAACCCGATGCACGTCTTCTCGCTGGGCATCATCGTTCTCGGACTCGTGAACGGCATGGAACTCGGCGAGTTCTACGCCGCCTGGGCTGACGTCCAGTCCACGAACGAGAACAACTCGACGTCGTCGGACGACGACATCGGGAGCTGACCATGAACGTCGAACCCATCACCGACCTGATCGCGAACAACCTCGAGATCGCGGCGCCGCTCGCAGCGCTGTTCGTCTCCTGGATCCTCTACGGGATCCTCGGGAAGCGGTTCCTCGGCGCCGACGACGACTACTGGCCCGCCATCCGGAACCTCGTCCTCCCCGTGCTCGACAAGCTCGGCGCCACGTCGGGCCTGTACGCGCAGGGCGAGGTCATCCAGGAGGAGTTCGTCGGCGTCGTCCACATGCCCGAGGACGAGTTCGAGCAGCACCTCGAGGACGCCGGCTTCTACCGGAACCCCCTCTCCGCAGTGAAGCGCTCGCCGAACGGCTGGAAGTCCGACGGCTCCTGGGCCCGCCGCTACGGTCGCCTCCGCTGGCTCGGTGACGCCCTCCGCTCCATCGACGTCCCGATCGCCGGCGCACTGGGGCGGATGCTCGGTCGGTTCCTGCAGGCGCCGGGGGACATCCTCGCCCGCCGCCAGACCGACGTCACCATGTTCACGCAGGACCGCGGCGACACGCCCTTCATCTGGGTGTTCGCCCACGACGAACCCAACTCCCTCAACCCACTGACGGCGTGGCGGCACTACCTCGCGAAGAGCTGGAACGCCGAGCGCGGCGTCGACGAAGTCCGCGACGTCCTCGACGAGCAGGGCGTCCAGTACTCGACGTCGAAACCCTTCTGATCGAGCGATGGACCTCTCCGGCTCCCGACGGCAGCGAGCGCGGAAGCTCTCGCGGAAGATCGCGAGCTCCCCCGTGCTCCCCGTCCTCGGCATCACGAAAGCCGTCGAGACGGTCATCACCGGCTACACCCCGTCGAACCGCACGCAGAGCGCGCTCGAGGCGCTCGGTCTCGAGTACTGAATACAAACTCAACTCCATGGACGTCAACGAAGAGGCCCTGGTCGGCGAGCCACTCGAGGAGGTTCCCGAGCAGTCTCCAACCGATGAGGCCTGCATGGGCCGCCGCTCGGAGAAGCGGGATGGGGAGTCAGTCTTCGTCGGCTACTGCGGGGCGTGGCCGGGGAAGGGGACGGACCACGTCGGCGAGGGGCGGTGCTCGAAACACGGCGGTGCCGGCGGCGCACCTGAAGGCAACGACAACGCCGAGGGCAACGACGGCGGTGCCGCCCCGGAAGGCAACACGAACGCCGTGACGCACGGCGCGTACGCTGACCACAACGCGTACTATCAGGACGTCGTCGACGACGCGATGCGGGCGTTCGTGGATGACGTCTTCGAGGACTACCTCGAAGAGTACCAGAAGCGCCACGGCGAGGCGTCGGTCGACGACGTCGAGGACCTGACTGAGGGCATCCCGCTCGGTATCGAGACGGAGCTGTTCCGGATCGCGGTGACGCACGCGAAGGACATCGGGCTCGACCGGTGGGCGAGCGAGAAGCCCGACGGCCTCGAGAGCGGGCATCCGCTGGTCGACAAGGAGACGAACCTCGTCCCGATCGGCGAGGGGATGGTGGAGACGGAGCGCTCGTACCGGGAGTCGGTGGTGCAGGCGGCGCAGAAACGGCTGTCGACGGATCGCCGACAGTGGCTGAAGGACCTCGGGCTGCTGAAGGACCCCGACAGTCAGCAGGCGCAGGCGACGCAGACGCTCGCCCAGGTGATCAACAGTGAGTAGCACGACTCGTGGCGACTTCGCGCCCGGCCTCGACGTCCCCGCCGCCGACGATCGCGTCCACGGGACCGACATCAACCCCGAGGAGCTCACCCAGGAGGAGTTCCAGGACATCCTCCCGGAGCTCTCCCGGCCCGAGCGGATGCAGCTCCTGTTCGGGTTCGAGCCGTTCGACTACCAGCACGATCTCCTCGAGCACACCGACGAGCACGACATCGTCCGTGTCGCCATCCAGCCCGGCCGGCAGGTCGGGAAGACGCTGACCGGCGGGGCGCTCGCCGCCGACGACGCGGCGACGAACGAGGGCGAGGACACGATGATCGCCGCGCCCTTCCAGGAGACGGCCGACGAGATGATGCGGGAGGCGAAACGCCTCCTGCGGATCGCCGACCAGCGCCTCGAGGCGGTCGGCCTCAGTCTCGGCTGCCCCGAGGAGGACCGGAACAAGCGCGAGTGGGAGTTCACGCACGGCGGCCGCCTGCTCTCCCGCACGCTCGGCGTCGACGGCGTCGGGCAGCGCGGGAAGAACCCCCAGTTCGTCATCGTCGACGAGGCCGCGTACGCGCCGGACGCCATCTACGAGGACGTCATCGAGCCGTTCTTCCTCACCCACGACGAGTACACCTACGTCCTCACGTCGACGCCGGCGGGCGACGCCGGCTACTTCCACGAGAAGGTGGAGCTCGACGACGACTGGCACAGTCCGTACTGGCCGTCGGCGCTCTCGCCGCTCGTCGATCCCGAGTGGCTCGCCGAGAAGCGCGAGAAGACCGAGGCCCGCACGTTCCAGCAGGAGTACCTCGGGCAGTTCATCGGGAGCTCGGATCGGTTCTTCAAGCCGAGCCTCGTCGACGACGTCTCCGACAACGACGCCAGTGCGCGGAAGCGCGACCTCACCGTCCTGGCGGCCGACCTCGCCCGGGCGGGGAACGACCGCACGGTGATCGGCGGCATCGACTCCCGGGGCGTCGCCGAGGTGTTCGTCTCCGACCGCGACCTCTCGCTGACGGAGGCGACCGGCCGGCTCGTCCAGCTCTACGAGGACCACGACGTCCCGACGGTCGTCGTCGACGAGACGGGCCTCGGCGCCGGCGTCGTCGAGATGCTCGAGTCGGAGATCGGCGAGCACGCCGTCGAGGGTGTGAAGTTCACCATCGAGCGCAAGCAGTCGCTGTACAACGGCCTGAAGTCCGACCTCGAGAACGGCGACCTCACGCTCGCCCATCACGCCCGCCTCGCTCGCGAGCTGAAGAAGCTCACGTACTCGCTGACGCGCGGGGGGAAGACGAAGATCACGCATCCGGACAACGGCCACGACGACCACCCCGACATGCTGGCGCTCGCCGCCTACGGCCGCCGCGAGGCGTCCTCGAGCGGCGACGTGCTGGCCTTCCAACTCTGACTCATGGGACTTCGAGACCGATTCCGGGCGGCCTTAGCCCTCGATGGCGACGCCGACCCGCAGGCACGCGACGAAAAGTACGACCCCTGGGGGACGACCATCGACGTCGACCGCGAGGAACCCGAGCGGGGCGAGATCGAAGACTGGACCGAGGAGTACGAGGAGAACCCCCTCATCCGGGTGCCGACCCAGACGTTCACCTCGGACATCCTCGAGCCGGGCGTCCGCGTCGACCTCGGCATCGGCGAGGACGACGACATGCCGACCGTCTCCGGGTACTACGACGACGCCTACAACGGCCACGACCTGGACGACGCCCTCGAGAAGTGGCTGACCGAGGCCGGCATCGTCGACGGCGAGTTCGACCACGACATCCGGGACGTCCTCGAGAAGGCGCTGAAGGACCTCGTCGGCCGACGCGGCACGGCGATGGTCGAAGTCGTCTACGACGACCGCAAGGAGCAGAACCGGATCATGGGACTCCGGCCGTTCAAGGTCGAGACCACGACGGCGTACACGCGGGAGGGGAAGGCGATCCTCCTGCGGCCGGACGACGGCCAGGAGGACGCCGACTTCGAGAACGGGTTCGAGGCGACGTCCACCCAGAGCCTCGCCGGCGACGGCGGGCGCTCCTCGCTCCCGCAGACGCCGGGCGGGGAGACCGCGTGCTACATCCAGTTCGACGACGCGTACGGGAGCTGGGACTCGAAGGAGGTCCGGTTCTCCCAGACCGACGTCGTCAAGCACGCGAACGATGCCGACACCGCGGAGATCTTCGGCATGCCCTACACGGCGTCGGTGTACGACCGCGCGCACTCAGTTCGCCAGCAGTACAAGGACCTCGACCAGGCCCTGAAGGCGGTCTCCTACAGCCACTTCGTCGCGAAGGTCGACACCGACGACCAGGACGAGGCGGAGACGCTCCTCTCGGGGTTCGACCCGTCGAACCCGGAGAAGGTGAACGTCGTCAACTACGCCGTCGACGTCGAGCACCACGCGGGCGAGATGCCCGACATCAACGCCACGCTGAAACAGGAGATCGAGTACGTCCTCTCCGCGTTCCCCGTGCCGATCTACCGGATCGGCTTCGAGGGCGAGATCAACCGCGACGTCACGGGCGAGCAGTCCGACGACTACACCCGCGAGCTCTCCGACTGGCGGAGCGACATCGCGGAGAAGTTCCAGGGCGTCATCCAGCGAAAGGCCGAGGAGTTCGTCGACAGCGCCCCCAGCGTGGAGCTGGTGATCGCCGAGCGGGACTCCGCGAACCCGCTCGAGGACGAGTCCTTCGACGCCGACGAGTTCAACACGACAATGCAGGGTGTGAAGGCGGCGACCGGCCCCGGTCAGTCGCCGACCGACATCCTGCCCGCGGAGACCATCCTCGAGACGTTCCTCGGGCTCGACCCCGAGGAGGTCCTCGGCGACGACGGAGAGACCGCCGACCTCAGCGCGCTCGACGAGGCCGACCCCCGCGTTCGGGAGACGTTCGTCGACATCTACGGCGCCGACCTCGCAGCGCTCACCGAGTCCGACCCCGTCACCACGCCGGACGGCCGCGGCGTGATCGTCGACGTCCACGACGGCGAGTTCGAGTTCCAGGGCGACACCTACCAGCCCGACGACGGGACGCTGTACGTCGTCGCGACGGAGGCCGGCGCCGACGTCTACGAGCGCTCCGAGCTCGAGGAGGAGGACTGGACCGAGGAGGTCGACACCGGCAGCCCCGAAGACCTCCAGGAGGCCGCGCTCGCCGCGGATTACGCGGCGCTGTCGGCGCCGGCGAGTGACCCCGCGGCAGTCGAGGCGCTGCTGGACACGGGCTTCGACTCCTGGCCGGACTCCTGGAAGGACGCCGACGTCCCGGCGCGCCTGATCGCGCTCGACGCCTGGACGTCGATGGAGGCGTCCTTTTCCGGCTGCATGTCGGAGATCGGGGACGCCGAGGCCGAGGCCGCGTTCAAGGACGAAGTCCTGCAGTGGACGGGGTGGCGGTAGATGTCGGTCGGCTGCTGCGGCTCGTCGACGTCCGAACCCCGAGATGGGGCGATGCTGGAGCAGTCGTCCGGCACCGAGGACATCGAGGAGCGGTTCCTCCAGGCGGTCGCCGACCGCAGCGAGCGCGTCCGCCAGCTCGTCGCGGCGACGATCGAGGAGAACGACGCGCTCCACCTCCAGGAGCGCATGGAGACGGAGGCGCTCGCCGACCCCGAGGACTCCTTCCCGCGGGTCCAGCCGGGCGAGCTCGTCGAGCGGTTCGCCGAGTGGTTCCGGGGCGTCCTCGAGGACGAACTCCTGGAGCCGCTCCCGATGGACGAGGTCGAGGGCGGCGAGCACTGGACGGGCGAGTTCCTCCGGAACGGCTACCTCCGGGCGTGGCAGCAGGCGACCGGCCGCCTCCAGGAGGAGGGCGTCGACGTCGCGACGGACTCCATCGAGGCGGTCATCCAGCTGCCCGTTCCCCGGCGCCAGCTGCGGGACCTCTACCGGCGGGCGTACTCGAACCTCGAGGACATCACGTCCTCGATGGCGCAGACCGTCCGGGAGGAGCTCACCGAGGGGCTCGCTGCGGGCGAGAACCCGCGGGACATGGCGCGCCGGCTGAACGAGGAGCTGGAGGACATCACGCACAGCCGGCTGCGGACGCTCGCCCGCACGGAGGTCATCAACTCGCACACGACGGCGACGCTCGACCGGTACGAGCGCGCCGGCGCCGACACCGTCCAGCACGGCGAGTGGGCGGACGCCGACGACGATGACGTCTGCCCGATCTGCTCGGCGCTGGACGGCCGCGAGTACTCGATCGACGAGATGCGGTCGGGGACGTTCACGTTCGAACCGGGCTCGAACGACCCGGATTACCTTGCCGGCGAGTATCCGATCCGTCCGCCAGCTCACCCGAACTGCAGATGCTCGATTTTGCCGGTGATTACGTAACCATGCCCACGACAGCAACCACTCCGAGCCGCACCGCTCACCTCGCGGACTCCGACCGCGAGAAGTACGACCACATCGTCCACGGCGTCGCCCACGGCGAGGACGAACTCACGCGGGGCCTGAACGGCCCGAAGTACTGGCCGGCCGCCGAGCTCGAGACCGCGGCGCCGACCCTCGAGGGCCAGGCCGTCTACAAGATCCACGGCGACGGCGACCGCGAGGAGATCGGCGCCGTGCTCCGGTCGGCGTACGAGCCCGGCCTGGGCGTCGTCTACGAGGCCGGCCTGAACGACGCCGGTATCGCGGAGGAGCTCTCCTCGGGCCAGCGCGAGGTCTCCATCGAGGCCGGCAACCCCCGGGACGTCGACCAGCACGCGGAGACCGGCGCCGCGATCATGCGGGACTACGAGTACACGGGCCTCGCGACGCCGAAGTCCGGCGCCAGCCAGGCGAACTACACGGCGCCGGGGCGGGCTGACGGGAACCCGGCGGTGGCGGCGCTGTCCGCGGGCGCCCTCGAGGGCGTCCTGGACGGCGACGTCGACGTCGAGGCCGCCCTGAACTCCTACCGCTCCGCCGGCGGCGTCCGGTTCCGGGGGACGCGGTCGGGGAAGCTCGACCGGTCGGCGCTCCCCTCCGATGGGTTCGAGCAGTACTTCCTGGTCGACCGCGACACGAAATCGGCCTCGTCGTACCCGGTAGTCGACTCGGATGGCTACCTGCGGCGGGGCAACGTCGCTGCGGCCTACTCGGTCGGCCCGCGCGGAGGGATCTCCCGCGAGGAGCTGTACGAGAAGCTCCGCGCGCTGAACGACGCCTTCCGGACGCCGCCGATCGACCCCGAGAAGCTCGCCGTCGACGAGGAGGCAGAGATGGCGGCGCTCGCCAGCGACCTGCAGGCGGGCGCGTTCCTCGAGGCCCGGCAGGAGATCGCCGGATCCGATGACCCCACCGGGGCGAGGTCTCCCGGCAGCGACGACGGCACTCCCGGCAGTAGTACCGACTCCGGCCAGCAGGCCGGCAGCGACGCGGACGCCACCCCTGACGGTGGCAGCACATCTATGACTGACGGAAACGACCCAGACCACGATGTCGAGGCGCTCCTCGAGCGCATCGACGACAAGGACGAGACGATCAGTTCCCTCGAGAGCGAGCTCGAGGAGAAGAAGGCGGGACTCGAAGAGAAGGACGAGCAGATCGAGGACGTGAAGGAGGCGTACGCCGCCGCCCTCGCGACCGACGACACGATGCTCGACGAGGAGGACTTCGTCGAGCGGTTCACCGTCGCCGAGCTCGCGGAGAAGGTCGAGGAGCGCGAAGACGCTGCGCTCGCCGACCCCGACCCGGACGTCCAGTCCGGCGGCGACGGTGGCGGCGACGACGACCACACCGCGCTCCTGGAGGGCCTCTCCGACGACGAGCAAACCGAGCTAAAGGCCGCGAAGGAGCGGTACGAGCACTGGGAGGGCAAGAACGACACCGTCGAGGCGGCGGAGGCCGAGCAGATCGCGGAGCTCGCCGGCGCCGACGACTTCGACGAAGTCGACCTGGAGGAGATCTAAATGGGAGAACTCGAACTCGGCGACGACGCGTACGGTGACGCAACGACCATCGGCTACGAGGCCGCCGGCGCGCTGTCGGCGGGCGACGTCGTGGCGATCAACGGCGGCCAGGTCACCACGGCCGACGACACCACGGACACGAACCCCATCGGCGTCGTGTCCTCGTCGGTCGAGGGGACCGTCGAGGCCGGCGACGACGTCCAGGTCCACGTCAACGGCTCGGGCGTCGTCGCGAACGTCGCCGCCAGCATCACTGCGGGCACGGAGCTCGCGGTGTCGGCCACCGAAGGCCAGCTCGCCGCCGGCAGCGGCGGGTTCGAGGCGCTCTCCGGCGAGGGTGCCGCCTCCGGCCTGAACATCGGCGCATCGCTCCCCGCCAACGGCGCAGTCACGAAGCTCCCCTGAGAGGTAACTCCACATGCCTACCACCACCGCATCCGACATCATCTCCGAGCAGGCCGTTCGCTCGGTGCTCGAGGAACAGCTCACGAAGACGTACCAGTTCCGTCGGGTCTTCCAGGACCACGACGCGACCGACATCTCGAACGACCGCTTCTCGTTCCCGCAGCGCGAGGTCGAACTCGACCGGGACGACGTCGTCGAGGTCGGCGAGGGCGAGAACTACGCCCGCACCGGCACGGACTACGGCGAGGTCACCGTCGTCTACGACAAGCGCGGGTTCGAGATCTCCATCTCCGACGAGGCCGTCAGCGACTCGCGCGTCGACGTCGAGATGGACACCGAGACCCAGGCGATGAACGCCTGGCAGGGCACGATGGACTACCTCGCGTTCCAGGTGCTGGACTCGAACCAGAACGCCGCTGGCCCGATCGGCGACGACAACGGCACCATCACCTACCAGAACCTCGTCGACGCCCGCACCACGCTGTTCGGCGACCAGTACGACCTCTCCGAGATGGTCGGCCTGGTCGGCTCCGACGGGATGGGCGACCTCCTGAAGATGGACGAGTTCACGCAGGCGTCCGAGATGGGCGACTTCGTGCTCGAGAACGGCCTCCTGCCGAACGGCCAGGTCGGCCCGATGTTCCTCGGCGAGGCCGCGGGCGTCCCGTGGTACGCGACGAACACGGGCGACCTCGCGCAGGGCGAGGCGTTCGTCGTCGACACCAGCCGGTTCGGCTACGAGTCCACCCGCTGGGACCGCGAGATCACCCAGTACCGCGACGAGGAGGCGGACGCCGACGTCTGGAAGCTCCGCGGCCGGAACGGCTGGGTCGCGTTCGACCCCTCGGCGAACGTCAAGATCGAGGCCTGAGGATGACGCGCACTACCGTCTACAAGGGCCAGCCGTGGGAGGATGACCACGAAGTCCTCGCGGACCTCTTCCACAACAACGACTCGGATCGCGCCGTGACCGTGGAGACCACCGGGGGGCAGGAGTTCCACATCCCGGAGGACGAGGCCGTCGACATCTACATCGACGGCGAAGAGGTCGAGGAGTAACCATGTCCGGGTACCGGCTCGGCCACGATCTCGACGACGACCCCGAGCTCTACGCCGGGCACGTCCTCGACGAGGTGCCGCTCGTCTTCGAGGACGGCGAAGCCATCGCCGAGGACCGGGAGACAGCCCGCGCGCTCGCCCGCCGCCACACCCACGTCCACATCATCGGCGCGGTCCAGGAGGCCGACTCCGACGACGCCGTCGACGACGATGACGAGGGGGCGGAGGAGTTCGACGCGAGCGAGTTCGTCGACCGGACGCCCATGTCGGACGTCGTCGAGGACCTCGAGTCCGGCGACTACGACGACCACCTCGACGCGATCGACGAGGTCGCCGAGCGCGAGGGCGTGAAGGACGCCGTCGACGCACGGCGGGAGGCGTAACGATCGATGGCCGCGAGCACCGATATCGTCAAACTCCACCTCGGCGAGACCGAGCTCTCGGACTCCCAGATCCAGACGTTCATCGAGAAGGCCGAGGCGCTCTACGACTCGCGTCGCGACAACGAACCCGTCGACGAAGCGGTCTACGACGACGTCGTCGAGTACCTCGCGGCCCACCTGATCGCCTCCGGGCCCGAACGCCAGCTCTCCTCGGCGAGCGAGGGCGACGGCCAGGTGTCCTACGAGGGCTCGACCGCCGAGGGCATCCGCGGGACGACGCACGGCCAGAACGCCATCGCTGCTGACCCGACCGCCCAACTCGACGGCGGGAGTGACGGCAGCAGCAGCGACTTCACCCTCTGACATGACCCGCTTCGACATGGACATCCAGGGCCTCGAGGAGCACCAGCGCGAGCTCGAGGACCAGGCCGACCAGTGGAGTCAGCCGAGCGGGACCTGGTACGTGGGGACCGCCGTCTCCTACGCGGTGTACGTCGAGTTCGGCACCTCGAAGATGGACGCCCGGCCGTTCTTCCGGCCGGCGCTGATCGAGGCGAAGCGCGACCTCTCCGGGTTCGTCAACTCGAACACCTCGAAGACGCTCCAGCAGATCGACAGCCCCCGGGAGCTCGTCCGCGTCATCGCGCACGCCATCGAGCGCCGGGTGAAGGAGATCATCACGGAGAAGGGCCTCATCCAGACCGGCACGATGCGCGCGAGCGTGAAGGCCGTGCAGGGCGGCGCGAGCGCGCTCCCCGACGAGGACGAGGTCGACGGCGACGCCGCCGCGACCGTGGAGGTGGGTGGCTGACATGCCGGGCGACCGCATCGCGAGCGCGCTCCGGCGCGCCCACTCCACGGGCCTCGCGAACACCACCATCGAGGTGTACGAGCCCTCGGTCGACTACGCCGCCGGCGACGGCTTCGACGTCACCTACCCGAGCCTCGACTCGCCGAGCGCGGAGTACGACGCGCGCGTCGACGCGCCGAGCCCGTCGAGCGAGCGGCAGCGCTCCGGGACGACGTCGAAAATCGACGCGATCGTGCGCGTCCGCGACGACACCGGCCAGCAGTGGACGGAGTTCGGCGAGGACGGCGACGCGCCGACCCGCCTCCGCGACACCGCGGACGGCCGCGTCTACGAGGTGACGGCGGTGACCGACCCGCACAACGGGACGCTCCAGCTGGACGTCCAGGAGGTCGACCCGTGGTGAGAAAGACCCGGCTCTCCGACAGCGCCGAGCAGATCTTCATCGACCAGGCGCTCCTCGAGGACTGGGACCCGAGCGGTGCGTTCGGGTTCGACGTCCACGCCCAGCCCGGCGACGACGCGTTCGTCGCGGTCGGCGAGAGCCTCGAGGACGTCGGCGAGGTCTACCCCTCGCTGACGGTGTCGCGGACGAACGAGACGGCGCCCGGCAGCACTGGCTACAACTTCGTGACGGCGGACGGGCCCGGTCAGGACCGCACAGGTCAGCTGCTCGTCACCGCCCGCGCGGAGGTCAGCCAGGAGGGCTACACCGGCGACCCCGCGACGGTCGATCCCGTCGACGCGGAGGACGTCGTCGACGAGCTGATCAACGAGGTGGAGGACGTCTGCCTCGCGAACGCGACGCCCGAGAGCACGGAGATCGGCGGCCTCGGCTCCTACCGGGGCGCGGACGCGCCGAACGACTACGACGCGAGTCCGCCCGTGATGATCGAGCAGTGCGTCGTCCTCTACCACTGGGCGCGCCTCCCCTGACGTCTTCTCCAGACCATGTACATCGAGACAAGCAACCAGGCGCTCCAGAGCCTCTACGACGCGGACCTCATGGGCGACCAGTACGACCCGCCGGGCGTCGAGTTCTCGGCGACCGGCGTCGCGCAGGTCACCCAGGAGGTCGGCGAGCGGCTCGTCGAGCGCTACGACACGATCACCGTGAAGGATAGCGAATGAGTCTCAGTGAATCCCAGAGCGGGACCGCCGAGTCCGGCCAGCTCCCTGGCCGGTACGAGTGGGTCGAAGAACCCTCTCCCGGCGCCGTCCCCACCGACATCGAGTGGAACCGCTTCAGCGACGTCATCCGGACGTTCGAAATGGACCCCGGAGCGACGCTCGCTCGCCAGGACAGCATCGCGACGGCCGACGCCGTCGACCACAACCGCGGCCCGGAGGAGCCGAGCGCGACGGTCGGCTACGACCTCCAGCGCTTCCCCGTCGACGGCGCCGGCGACCCCGTCGACGCCTCGGCGTACGGCATCCTCCGCGACCAGTACAACGACCTGCTCGGCACGCTGCTCGCCGTCGGCCGCCGGGAGTACGGCGGCGGGAACGACGGCGCGGGCGTCCGCGAGTTTTCGGTCGTGCGCGGCGCCGGCGTCGACTCCGTCAGTCCGACGCTCGACCCGAGTGGAGAGCAGCCGATCCTCATGGAGCTGTCGCTGACCGCGCGGAAGGCGCGCAGCTACCTCATCCACCAGCCGAGTGCGGCGACGACGCTCGAGCTCGTCTCCACCGACGACGGGGACACGATGGAGGTCACCATCGAGACCGAGGATGCCGGCACCACGGATACGATCTCCCTCGACGGGACGACCGCGGTCACCACGACGACGTCGTACAGTGATATCGACGCGGTGTGGCTCGCGGACAACCCCACGGGGAACGTCACCGTCTCGGACGGCTCGGGGACCACGTTCCTGGAGCTGACGGGCGGCCTCGAGTACTCGGATGACGACCAGCCCGTCGACGGCGACCGCGGCATCCCGCCGCTCGGCGCCGGCAGTCACGCTGGCGAGATCGGCTCCTCGTTCGAACACTTCGTCGGAGACAGGTTCGAACGTCCAGCGGGCGAGGCCGTCCGGGCGCGGATCAACTCCGCCTCCTGGACGATCGAGAACAACATCAACACGCAGGCGCTCCACAACACCCGCGCCCCAGCGCTCGACGCCGGGAACCGCGGGGTGACCGTCGACGCCGACGCTGCGGGGCCCTACATCTCGCACAAGTCGATGATGGAGAGCCTGCAGAAGGTCCAGCAGCACATCGAGCACGAACTCTCCGGCGGCACCCTCCAGTTCAAGAACGCGGTGCCGACGGACGCAGCAGCCCGCACCGTCGAGGCCGAGCAGGCGGTCGCCTCCATCTCGGAGACGTTCTCCTGCAGCGGCGACCCCGCGGTCGTCCTCACCGCGAACTAACCACCCATGACTGACGAGACAGACACGACCCCCGACCAGCAGAGCGAACAGCCCCAGCCGATCACCGAGGCCGCGCACGAACGCGGCAGCGACGGCGAGCTCCTCTCCGTCACGGACACCGTCGAGATCCACGACGCCGAGTACGAGGTCGAGATCATCCCCGCCACCACCGGCGAGCGAAACGAGTGGATGCAGCGCCTCGAGGACGAAGACGAGGAGCTCTCCGACGAGACGACCGCCGACCTCCTGGACGACTTCGCCGTCCACAACCCCGAGGACTTCGGCACCGACTCCTGGGACGACGTCCGGCCGGCGATCACGGACGCCATCGGGAACGCCATCCTCGCCCGCATCTTCGACGCCGGCGACGTCGACGCGTTCACCGAGGCGCTCGAGGAGATGAGCCAGGAGGCCGTGGAGGGAAATCAGGACTGAGTCGGGTAGAGCTGCGGGCGAGCTTCGACGCCTGGCTCCACTGCGAGGCAGGGCTGACCTTCCAGGACGTCGCGAGCTACACGCCCCAGGAGCTCACCCGGCTCCAGCTCGGCTGGCTCATCCGCGAGGACCCCGGCGGCGACCGCGCCCAGCACGGGCGGGGGACACCGATGGGCGAGCGGAAACAGGAGCTCCAGGCGGGCCAGCAGGCCGCGCGCGAGGAGATGCTCGAGGACGTCGGCGTCACATAACCGAACAGTTTTCAGACAGTTCTCCGAAGACATCACCGATGCAACGCCGCCAACTCCTCGCCGGCGCCGGCGCCGTGCTGGCGCTCACCGTGGCCGGCTGCACCGGGAGCGACTCCCCGAGCAGCGACCCGACCGACACCACGTCCCCGTCGACGACGGGGACGGACACCACGACCTCGAGCACGCCGACCGAGTCCTCGACGAGTACGTCGACGTCGACGGAGACGACCACGGAGGCGGCGCCGGCGAGCGCCGTCGACGCGTAGCAGCACGGCCAGCCAGCCGCTCGACCCTTTTCAGTCCTTCACCATGCCAGGCAACCCACTCCACGCCGAGGTAACGGCCGACAGCTCGGACTACGTCTCGGCTGTCGAAACAGCACGCGCTTCCAGCGAGCGGCTGGGCGACCAGGCCGTCGACACCGCGGGCGCGCTCCAGATCCTCCAGGGCCGCGCCGACGAGGTCGAGGACGAAGTCGACTCCGCCGGCCGGTCAGCGACCACCACCAGCGCGCGGTTCGCGGGCATGACGTTCAGTACGAGCTCGCTCGCCGGCGCGCTCACCACGCTGTCCATCGCGACCGCCGGGACGACGACGGCGATGGCAGCGCTGTCGACGACGCTCCTCCCACTCTCGATCGTCCTCGGCGGCCTCGTCGCGGCCGCCGGGTCGCTCGCCGCGGTCTTCGGCGGGCTCGCCGCGACCGGCGCGGCCACCCACATGGAGGAGCTGAAGGCCGCGTTCGCGGAGGCGAAGACGGAGATCGCGAAGATCATCCAGCCGCTCGGCGAGGTGTTCGGGCCGCTCCTCGTCGACGCCGTCGAGGCGCTGCCCCAGCTCGTCCAGGGCATCGTCGACAGCCTCGGCCCGCTCGACCAGTTCCGGGACTCGATGGCGCAGATGGGCGAGTTCGCGATGCAGGTCATCCCCCAGGTCACGGGGTTCATGTTCGAGCTCGCGGAGAGCGCGCTCCCGTACCTGAACAACGCGCTCTCCTCGCTCTCCTCGAACACGGGCGAGGCGAGCGACCTCATCTCCCGGCTGTCGAAAGTGTTCTGGACGGTCCTCCCGCTGGTCGTCGACCTCGGGAAGGCGCTGATCGACATCCTCGGGCCGGCGACGCGGCTCGGCACCATCATCCTCACGGTGCTCCTGCCGCCGCTGACGAAAGCGGTCGGCATCCTCACCGACGTCGTGAAGGTCGTCACGAACGCGGCGACGGAGTTCCGGGGGCTGCCCGCGCAGATCGCGGTGACCGGCGCCGCGGTCGCCGCGCTCGCGTCGACGGTGGCGTCCGCCATCGCGACCATCGGCGGGCTCTCCGGCGTGATGGCCGGCATCGGCGCCGCGGTCGCGGCGGTGACCAGCCCGCTCGCCATCGCCGTCGCGGCGATCACGGCGCTCGCGGTGGCCTGGCAGCGGAACCTCTTCGGCATCCAGGACCACACGCGGCGCGCGCTGTCGACAGTCGAGTCGGTGATTCGGGCGGCGCTGAAGCGCGTCCGGAAGTTCTGGAAGCGGAACGGCGACCAGATCGTGTCGACGGTGCGGAGCGCGTTCAACACCGTCCGGAAGACGGTGAAGTCGGTGCTGACGTTCGTCTGGAAGAACCTGATCAGCCCGATCCTCTCTCGCATCCAGCGGGCGTGGCAGAAGAACGGGCAGGACATCATGCGGTCGGCGTCGCGGGCGTTCACGAACATCCGGAAGATCATCACGTCCGCGATGAAGTTCGTCTGGTGGAACGTCATCAAGCCCTACCTCGGGTACATGCAGCGGGCGTGGAACGCGTACGGCGACGAGATCCTCGCCGTCGTGAAGAGCGTCTACGACCTCATCATCATCGTCGTCGACACCGCGGTCACGAACCTGCTCGAGATCATCGACCTGTTCCTCGACACCCTCGCCGGCGACTGGCAGGGCGCCTGGAACTCCATCGAGGCGATCGTCGAGAACACGTTCACGGGGATGATCAAGTTCCTGAAGGGCTCCGTCTCGCTCGTCGGGAACGCCATCGACCTGATCATCCAGGCGATCAAGTTCCCCTTCGAGCAGCTGTACAACTGGCTGTTCGGGAACTCCCTGATCAAGGACCTCATCCTCGACCCGGTCGCGTGGCTGAAGAGCACCGGCCTCGAGACGATCAAGTCCGCGTTCCAGGGCATCGTCGGCGGCGTGAAGGACGTCTTCGGCGGCATCGGCGGCTGGTTCATGGACGAGATCTCGAGCCTCGGGAGCAACCTCGTCGGCGGCATCAAGGACGCGGTGAACGACGCCATCGACTGGGTCAACAACCGCCTCCCGAACACGCTTTCCATCCCCCGCATCACCATCGGCGGGCAGTCCATCGACCTGCCGTCGACGACGATCGGGGGCGTCAAAATCGGCGGCGGCAGCCTGAACGTGCCGTCGACGAGCGTCGGCGGCCAGTCCATCGACCTGCCCCAGCTGGACACGGGCGGGTTCATCGAGGAGGCCGGCCTCGCGATGCTCCACGCCGGCGAGGAGGTCGTCCCCGCTGCGGAAGTCACCCGCGAACGCGACGGCGGCGGTGGCGGGACGACCGTGGTGATCGAACGCATCGAGGCCAGTGGCCGCGAGGAGGGCCGCGCTGCTGGTCGCGCGCTCCGGAACGAACTCGACGCCCTCGACGTCTAACATGTCTCGACGAATCGCCAACGCGGAGCTCCGCATGTACAAGCCGAACGTCGCCGACCCGTACGCGGTCGTCCCCGGCAGCGACCTCTCGGGTGTCGAGATCAGCGAGCGCGGCCAGGGCGAGATCGACCAGGGCTCGTTCCAGATCCCGAACCACACCGGCGTCTACGACGACGTCGACATCACGTCCGGCGACCGCCTCGAACTCCACCTGCAGCTCGCCGGCGAGGACGCCCTCTCGCCGTACTGGACGGCGGTCGCGAAGCCGCCGTCGTTCGCCCTCGAGGGCGGCAGCCGCCGCAGCATCGAGATCGGGGCGCGCGACTTCGTGACGGCGGTGCTCTCCTGGCGGCAGGCGTACCAGGACTTCGAGAACCAGCAGATCGCCGGCACCACCGACAGCATCGTGAACACGCTGCTGCGCGAGCAGGCGCCGGAACTCGACCGCTCCCAGATCGGCGTCGTCGAGCGGGAGACGGACACGTTCGTCAACGGCCGCGACCTGCGGACGGTCATCGTCGAGGACCTGGCGCCGGTCGCCGACGCGATCATCGCCCAGGACGGCACCGCGCTCGTCTTCGAGCAGCTCCAGGACGTCGACGTCAAGCACTCGCTGACGCCCGATGACTTCCGCGGGAGCATCGACGTCTCGGGGAGCGACGACGAGCTCTCGACGCTCGTCCGCGTCGACGGCGGCACCGCGCACGACGCCGACGACGAGCAGCTCACCCAGACCACGACGACGCGCGTCACCCAGACCGACCGGGTGATGACGCAGGTCCAGACCCGGAAGTCCGAGATCGACCGCGTCCAGGTGTGGACGCAGCCCGACGACTCGAGCCCGGACAAGCTCGCGGTGCGGCTGCAGTCCGACCGCGACGGCGCGCCCGTGAACGTCGCGTCGACGGAGTCCGACATCGCGTCGAAGCGGCTGAGTCCGGAGTTCCTCGAGCACGGCGGGCTGACCACGTTCCTCCTCCCGGACCACACGCTCGCGCCGGGCGACGACCCGTGGGTGATCGTCGAGGCGACCGGCGACACCGGCCACCTCGTCGGCACCGACAGCAACAGGAACCTCACGTTCCAGGCCGAGTACCCGTACCCGCTGCTCACTCGGGCCCGCGACGGGGGCGCTGCCCAGGAGTACCGGCGCCGCGACCACCGCATCCGGGACGACACCCTCGGGACGTTCACCGCCGTCCGTGACTCCGCACGCTCGTACCTCGAGCACCACAACCGGCCGTCGCGGAGCGTGGGCGGCGAGGCCGAGTCGCTGCGGGCGCATCGCCTCCAGCCGGGCGACGTCGTCGACACGTCCGCCGGCGACTGGCAGGGCGCGCCCGTCACCGGGTCGTACCTGGTCACCGAGCGCTCCACGACGATCGACGCGGAGGCGACGATGCTGACGACCGACCTCTCCCTCCAGGAGGCGCGATCAGTGTGAGCGACGACCCACTCCGGGAGGCGGTGAAGCGCCTCCGCGGCCTCCGCAGCGACGTCGAGCGGCTGAAGTCGGGGAGTCGGGCGGGCGGCGTGCTGCGGATGCTCCGCCGCGTCACCGAGCCGACGGTCGCTGCTGACACGGTCGAGACCGGCCCCGACGCGGAGGTCGTCGACGAGACCGAGGCGACGGACACCGTCGCGACGGGGCCGTCGGCGGTCGTCAGCGATGACACCAGCGCCAGCGACGCGACCGGCACGACCACGGGCGCGGTCGAGCAAGCGACCTGGGACGACGGCAGCGCGTGGGGCGAAGACTACTGGGACTGACCCGTCCCGACCATCCTTGATTATGCACGACACCAGACAGCTTTCACCAGAGATCAGTGGCATCGACAACGTCCGGATCAGTCTCCACGACGTCGGAGACCTCCGGGAGCGCTTCCCCAGCTGGGACTCGCTCTCGAAACAGGAGAAGCTCGAGCGCGCCCGCAGCGTCGAACCCGAGCGCGTCGTCGAGAGCTCGAACGTCACGACGACCGGCCTCCACGAACTCATCGTCGACCTGCTCCACACCGAGCAGGCCGTCGACGAGGCCGCCAGTCACATCGCGGTCGGCACCGGCGACACGGCGCCCTCCTCGGGGAACACCCAGCTGAACAACGAGGTGTACCGCGTCGCGGTGACCGACTCGACCGACCGCGGGAACGAGCTGTTCACGTCGACGTTCCTGGACTCGACGGAGGCGAACGGCTCCAACCTCCTCGAGGCGGGCCTGGTCACCTCGGACGCTGGCGGGAGCGACATCCTGCTGAACCACGCCCTGATCTCGGACATCGAGAAGGACAACGAGTCGACGGCGACCATCGACGCGTCGCTGTCGTTCAGCAAACCGTGAGGACTGAGTGATGGACCGAGCACAACCCGGCGCGAAGGGCAGCCTCACGCACAACCTCGAGGCCGGCGCCGCCTGGGGCCAGTTCTCCGACGGCTGGATCGTCCCGTCGACGCAGCCCTCGCGGCCCGCCCGCGGCGAGACCAGCATCGACGAGGCGGCGCTGAACGCGTTCGCGGAGACGTCCGCCGCGGACTCCCTGACGGTCACCATCGACCCCGGCGAGGCGTTCGTCGACGGCTGGCTCGCCAGGGACACCAGCACCGACGTCGACCTCGCAGCGTCGACGAACGGCCAGACGGTGTTCGCTGGCTGGGATGTCTCCGCGGTCTACAGCGAGAACGAGCACGCGAACCGGGACGCGGCGGACACGGTGATCGTCGGCCTCGAGGCAGCGTTCCAGGACCTCGACCCGAAGGTCCCGCTCTGGACGTTCGACACCGACGGACTCGGAACGGCGCTGACAGATAGGTCGTCGAACGGGTGGGACGGACAGTTTGTCAACACTCCCGAGTGGTCCGCACCACTGGAGCAGAACGGCGAGGATATCGATCCGCAGTACTCACTCGACTACACGAACGGCTACACGGCTGCACAGGTCGATGTCCCTGCCACTCGCGACGGGATCACGATCGTCGCCCGCTTCACGACCGACACGGAAACAGATGACGCCCAAGCGCTTATCGATGCGGACCAGCACCTGATCCAGATTGAAAATCTAGCGTCGGGGGAGGGGCGATACCGTGCGTGGTCGAATACGTCAGGACCATCAAACAGAGCAACACCGCCCAACGGACTGTCAGCGGGAGAAACCTACGAAGTGGTGTGGACATACGATTACGGCACTGATGTGGGCGATTTCTACCACAACGCAGAAAACATCGATACGTACACAGACGGCCACCTTGACGAAATCAACCCGATTGATGAGATAGTAACTGGGAAGTGGGATTCTGGGCAGAGAAATCTCATGGGCCGTATGGATCGGGTATTGATGTACGACCGAAAACTCACGAACTCAGAGGTGAGCGACGTATACAACGGCGATGCGCCGGAGGCGGGGAAGATCATCGAGTACGACTACACCGGCGGCGCCGGCGTCACCAGCGTCGTCGACGAGCGGGATCTCGGGTCGACCGCGACGCCCGAGCAGCTGCGCGCCCAGGACGTCCTCCGGGTGCCGGTGTACGCCTCGAAGGCGGACATCCCGGCGGACCTGCCCGCGGGGACGATCGTGTTCGCGCAGCACGAGCGCTCGTTCTTCGGCGAAGACGGCACGAACTAACACGAATCTGATATGGTACTCTCACAACTCGGCGGTTCAGGAAAGACGTACAGGCTCGCGAACAACCTCACCATCGACTACCATGACTTCGACGAACTCGAGACCCTCTGGACGAACCAGGTCGTCTCCGACAAGGAGGTGATGCAGATCATCGCCGCCTCGGCGGAGACGATGGAACTCCACGCCCAGACGCCCTTCGTGATGGACGCGGTGAGCACGTCCTCGACGGCGATGGACGC